CCCATCAGATAGGGCAGCCCCTTGGGGATGCCGGTCTCGCGCGAGGTGGCCCGGCTGATGGTCCAGCCCATCCAGCGGGTCACTGCGGCGTCGATCGCGGCTGCGATGGGCAGCCCCGCGTGGATACCGTTGTGAACGTCGTCAGCGAAGTGGCGGCCATGGCGGCTATCGAGGAAGTCGCGGACACCGTCGGCAGCCGCACCAGTGGCCTTGCCAACCGCTGCGAGGGCTTTTGCCCAGGCGTCGCCTGCATCCGTAAATCCGGCGCTGGTGCCGTAGAACCCCCAGTCAAGATTGCGGGTCGTAAGGGTCGAGTCGGTCATCGCAGGCTCCGATTTGGTGGAACCACTAACGCTCTGATCGCCGCGCCAATCCAGTCAATTGGAACCAGCGCCCCGACTTGTTGGGCCCTGACCCCCGGTCGCTAACTCGCGGTCGCGTGAGGTTTGGACCATGCGCGGTTTCCGTCCCGCAGGGCCCAGAGTTTCGGCCCGCCCCCCCCCCGGGGCTCAGCCGATGGGCCAGCCGTCCGAGCCGGTCGCAACCGTCCTGCGATGACCGAACTGCTCGGCCGTACGGGCCTGGTGGCAGTCGGTGCAGAGGCAGCGGATGTTGCTGTCCTCGTCCGAGCCACCGTGGGTCAGCGGCACGATGTGGTCGGGCACGGTGGCCTCCCGTATCCGACCCTTCGCAGCACAGTCCCGGCACAGTGGCTCGGCCTGCAGGCGTCTCAGTCGTTGGATGACCGCAGCTCGTCCGCGCAGACGGTCCGCCATCACCTGACCCTGAGACCGACGACCAAAAGCACTGGGCTCCAGGTCGCAGTTCTAAAGCTTCGATTTCGGAACACTACGAACCGCACACCAGCCGGTCAAAGCATAATTCAACGATTACAGCACTTTGCGGGGCGCTTCCCGCACGAGCCCGAACAGATATCCCAACCCATCGAGGCCGTGTTGCAGGTTCACCTGGTCGGCCCGCGGTAGCCGTCCCGCATCCTCATCCAGGCACACGATCCGGTAGACGAGGCGGCTGGGGGCCTGGCCCGGGAACCGGTCACGGTCGTGGTCGCAGTCTTTGAGCGCCCTCAGGGCCGCGTCGTAGTGGCGGCGGACCCTCTCGATCAGATCGATGTCAGGTGGGTCACCCGAACCGCCGAAGCTCCCGGCGCTGGCCATCAGACCGGCAACCGAGCTTGGGCTGGGCAGGGGCAGGCCGGTCACCACCTGGTGGCGGTGATAGACCTCCCCGAACTTCTGGCCAGCCTCGTACTGCTGCTGGGTGATGGCGCCGGTAAACGCCAATCGACCCAGGGCCGAGCTGAGGCGCTGGTCACGGGCCTGGGCCGCGGAGACCCCGTAGTGGCGCTGGCGTGCCTCCACCACAGTGGCAAGGATCTGGGCCTGGGTTTCGCCCTTGGTGGGCCTGACCAGCTTGCCGCATGGGTGGCGTTTGCCGGCTTTGCGTTTGCGTCCACGGGCCATGGGCTTACCTCCAGGTCTTGGAGGCAGCGCCGTAGAGCTTCTCGCCGATCTGGCGGATGAACTCCTTCTCGGCCCAGTTCAGCCGCTGGTCGCAAGCCGAGACGGCCAGGACGCCCATCTCGCGCCAGCCTTCGCGTTTGACCTGTTCGGGATCACGGCGTTCGCCGCCATAGCCGCGGGGATACAAGTTCATCGCACACCCCCACCGGTCTCGATGGCCCAGAGCAGGATGGCGATGGCGTCGGCTTCGTTGTCGTCGGCCGGCGAGAACCCGCGCGCCTGGACCGCAGCGATCACGGCGGCCTTGTCGGCGTTGCCCTTACCCGTGGCGAACGCCTTGATGGTGCCTACGGGGACGCCCTGATAGGCAACGCCCTGTTCCTCGCACCAGGCGCTCAGCACGCCCAGCATGCCGCCGTAGATGTGGGCCGCATCGGTGCCGATGTGGCGGCGCACCTCCTCGAAGTGGATCGCGCCGATGGGCCCGGCGTCACGCTGCAGATCGTCCAGCCAGCGGCGCAGACGCAGGTAGCGCATGCCGCCACCGTCGTAGCGGGAGGACTTGAGCGACAGGGTCCCGCTGGAGATGAACTCGTCGCAGGTCCGGATCGCCCAGCCGGTCGTCACGCCCAGGTCCAGCGCCAGCAAGGCACCGGTTCTGATGTCTGACGCCAGCATCACGGGCGGGGTTGTAAATCGTTGCGGCGCAGCCAGAGTCGACAGGGCCATGGTTGGTCTCCTTGCAAAATGGGGTCAGCGGTGGTGCGGGCGACGGCGGTCATGTGCTTGGCGGTACGGGCCGCCGTCGTCCGGTCATGGGGTGGGGTCAGGTCATCAGTCGGCTCCCTCAGAACGGCAGGCTGGCGAGGTCATCCTCGCGGGCTTGCAGGACATCGCGGCCGGGCCGGGTCTTCTCGATCGTGGCGCCGGGGAAGTGGGTCTTGACCTGGACCAGCAGCGGATGGAGCCGCACCAGCTTGGCGACCTCCTCCAGCGACCAGATCTGACCTTTTCGGCCGTGGGTCTGGACCTGGCCGATCTCGTCGGTGTTGCGCACCAGGATCACCAGACCCTCGGGGATCTCGAACTCCCATTGCTGGGGCGGGATCGGTCGATGGCCGGCAGCCTCAGCCATCCGATCGAGCGCCTGATAGGCCCGGACCATGGCCGGCGCATGGGCTGCGACATCGCCGAGCTCATCGCCCCAACAGGCCTGGCCGAACTTGTGGACCTGACGGGCGAACCGGGCTGCGGTGATCGGGTCGACCAGTCTCGGCAGACGGCCGACGCCCCATTTGTCATCCATGGACCGACCGATCTCGTCGACGGCCTCGATCATGGCCAGCTGCTGCTGGTGATGGGCTGTGGCGATCCGGTGACTGGAACGAGAGGTCGAGCTCATCGATCTGTCCTCGATCTGCTGCAAGGCAGGGGCTGTGCTGCACGCTGCACCTCCCCCTTTAGGGGGAGTGCCGCGTGCAGCACCTGATGCAGCACCCCGTGCAGCGCTTTGCAGCGGGCTTGCAGCGGGTTTGCAGCACCCTTTGCAGCAGGCTGCTGCACAGTGGTTTTTGGGCTTTGCAGCGTGTGCAGCAGACGGCTCATTGACCGACCTCCGGACGCCTGATCACCCGCAGACCCTTGCCTCGGGTGGATCGGCTGTAGGGCTCGGAGACGAGGCAGCCGCGACAGATCCAGTCGGTCAGGGACGCCTCTGCCACAGGCTTGGAGACCTCGAACTGGTCCATGATCCAGTGGGGCAGATAACGTCTGGACTGCTGCCACTCCGACCACGGGCTGGCGGCGTTCCAGGCCTGGTCGATCTCGTCGAAGATTGCGGCGATCTCGCAGGGACCAAGGCCGCGTTCGACGACGGCCGAGCGTTCGCACCGGACAGGAACCAGGGTGCTGATGCGCTCAGCCATACCGCTGGCCCACTCGATCTGCTTCATCGAGAAGGTGACCGGCTCACCCTGTTCGGCGTCCTTCTGCTTCTCGACCGTTAGGGTCACATAGTCCTCGTCGCGGCCAAGCCGGATAGAGGCGTCGCAGCCGCCCAGCAGCACCGTGGAGCCGCGCATGCCGCGGTCCTTGTCCTTGCCGCTGTGGTGGACGGCCAGGACCGCCCCGCCGCAGTGCGCCTGGATCTCGGCACAGGCTTTGACGAACAGGGACATGGTCTCCTGGCCGTTCTCGTCGGCCCCGGCGATAGCCCGGCTGACGGTGTCGATGACCACCAGACCGATCGGGAAACCCGCACGGGACTTGGCCGCGTCGATGGTCCGGCACAGGCGTGAGCGTGAGGCGTCGTCGAGCAGCTGGACCGCGGCCGGCAGCAGCAGGAAAGGCGCCTCAACGCCGTCCATGGCGTGTTCACGCCGCCAGCCTGCGACCCGTTTGCCAAGGCCTCGCGAGCCCTCGCCGGCGATGTAGAGCACGCCGCTCGCCCGGGCCGGTGTGCCGTGCCAGTCCATGGCGAAGGCCAGGCGCAGGGCCATGTCGATGGCTATGAACGACTTGCCAGCACCCGGATCGCCATAGAGGACCGACAGGCCATGGTCGGCGATCAGGTCCGCAATCAGCCAGGTGGGGGCCGGCAGGGCCTCCAGCTCGTCCAGATCCAGCAGCTCGAAGATATCCTCGGCCGGATCAGGTTCGATCGCCGGCAGGCGCTGGTCAGGCTCGGGAATAGCCCACTTGGCCCTGGCGCCGCGCATGGCCTTGGTCATCTCGCGCACAGTGTCCTGGGTGGTGTGACCCTCAAGGGTCAGGCCGGCGGCCAGACCGATGATCTCGGCATCGGTGCGGCCGGACGAGACCATGTGGGCCACCAGCCGGACCATGTGGTTGTGCCACTGGTCGCCGCGCCGGATCGCCGAGATCAGGTCGGCCACGCGGATCTGGCCGGTATCGATGGCGGGCGCGCCAGCCGGTGGATTGGCGGGGAGCGGCTCCGCACGCGCCACCGCGTCCGGGAACGCCATGGACATCATCTCGAAGGAATAGGGACCGCGCGTGTCGTCGTCGAAGAAGGTCCGCAGCGTGGTCAGCTCGGTGCGGTAGCCGCGCTCGATCTTGTGGGGTGCGGGATAGTTGACCGTGCCGGCCAATCTCATGATCCGGGAAGGATTGATGACGGCGTCGCCGCCCAAGTGCGCGGCGATGGCACGCTGGCGGGTGGTCCAGGCGGCCAAGTTGGCGCAGGGTTCTTCCAGCCGCCAGTAGAAGTGCGGCCGGGCCTCCGGAACCGCGCCGGTCATCACCAGCATGGAATAGCGCAAGGGAACGTGGGCGCGGGCTGCGGCGACCGCGGCCGGGTCGTCCAGGTCCGCAAAATGCCAGTAGGCCAGCGCCACATCGACATCGGCGCCATGGCCGGCCTGATCGGTGTCGGGTTTGCGAGGATTGACGCCGACGTAGACATTGTGGCCGCGGGCGTTGCAGTCGGCGGCGTAGGCGGCCGCAGCGTCGATCTGGTCCAGACGGAACCAGGCGTTCTGATTGATGGCTGCGCGTTTGAGCGCCGGGTCGATCGGCCCGTGACGGATCTCGATCAGCCCGCCCTGCCCATCGTCCAGCACCGGGGAAAACAGCGCCTGGAGATGGGCAGCGATCGCGGCGAGGTCTGGCTGGATCAAGGGCTGGACCACGCTGGTCATGCTTTCAGGGCTTTCGTGGTGGGGGCTTGCGCGTGCGCCGGGACGTCAGGATCGCCCCGGCGCAGCGCATCAGAACTCGACGCCGGCGTGGGCCATGGCGGGCGGCGGAGCCTGGACCGGAGCCTGGACGGGCACCTGAACCGGAGCCTGAACCGGGGCAGGCGCATGGACGGCCGGTCCAGCCGCAGGGGCCGCCGTCACCGGGCCTGCGACGGCCTTGGCGGTCACCTCACCCAGCTGGGCGGGACGATCGACCCAGGCCACGATCTCAAGCACCGGCGCATAGTTGACGCCGTGCTTGCCCGTGACCGGCAGCACGCCGGCGCACCTGACCACGGGAAGTTTGCCCTGCGCGGCCTCGGGGGCCGCAAGCCAGGCGTCGTAGAGGCCATTCATCGCCTCGATCACCGAGCCGGCCGTCGAGGCGAACTCGCGCACACCCAGAAGGTTCTTGTCGGAGAAGAGGTTGATCTGGAACCCGCGCTTATGGGCGTCAGAGGGCTTGGGCCCCCAGGCCGAGAGCTGGGCGTTGATCGCCTTGTCCGGTGCAGAGCCTGCCTGGAACAGGAACCAGCCGGTCTTCAGGTTCGGGATATCGAACACCGCCGTCATGTTGACGACCTCGAACTCGGCGGCGTTGGGAGCGTCGTCCTTGGTGTACCAGCGGCCGGCCTTGGCGTTGTATTTGACGTAGACGGTGAACTCACCGTCGCCGCCCGGGGCTTCCATGAAAGCCATGGGGTTTTCTCCTTGGTGTTGAACTTGAGTTTCAGAAGCCCCAGACCTCGCGGCCGAGGGCCCGGGTGGTGGGGTCGTTCCAGTAGAAGCTGTCGAAGTTGGGCGAGAGCGACCGGGTCAGCGCCTCGGGGTCCTCTGAGAGCCCCAGAAACCGCTCGATACTCTGGGCGATGTGGGCCACCGCGTTCAGGTGCGTGCGCGGATCATCCAGCCGATAGACCCCGATCTTCTGGGGCGTCACGTAAGCAAAGCGGATCTCCGCATTGCCGTGGGCGGCGTGATAGATCGCGCCCTGGCGGGCGTGCGGCTCGGAGATCTTGGAGGACAGCCGAAGCTGGGTCTTCAGATCGACGATGATGGCGTGGTCCTGGAACCAGAAGTCCAGCCAGCCGATGAAGGGCACGCTCACCCCGTCGATGCTTGTCTCGATCCGGTGCTGGCGGTTGCCGTCCGCCGCTGAAGGCACGCCGTACTGGCGCAGTTCCTTCAGGGCGATCGCCACCGACGGAGCGATCGCGGCGGCCTCCTTGTCGCGGTTCGGATCACCTGAGAGCACGGTCAGCTGGTTGAAGCGGCTCAAGGCCAGTTCCTGACAGGACTCTACGGGCGCGTCGGGCTCAAACAGGCCCATCTCGACACCGGCCTCGATGGAGGTGCCGCGGTGGGCTGCGGCGCCTACACCGGACTTCCGGCCCATCAGCTTCTGCATCGCCCACATGGCGGGCTCCGCCACGAACAGGTTGATCGAGGAGGCCGACAGATGGTCGATCCCGTGACGCTCAAAGGAGGAGGTCATTGGCCGACCTCGCTGCTGGCCTTGGGCTGGTAGGTGACCATGAAGGTCCGGACCCGGCCTTCGGTGTCGGGCCAGAGCCTGCGGCCGGCGCGTAGTTGGCGGATCAGCTTCCAGTCGTTGACGGCCTGGCGGCCAAAGGCGCTGTCGCTCAGCTTGTGAATGCGCAAGAAGGCGTCGATGTCATTGAGGAGGGGAGGGTATGCCATCCCTGAACAATACGGGAACTGTCCCGCTCGTCAATGCGAACACACCCGTGACCGTGCATATTGCGGGAAATCTCCCGCAGTGCTATAGCCAGCCTATGACCGACAAACCCTTGTTCGATCCAGCCCGCCTGCGGGCCATTCTCGAGGAGGCCACTGGCCCCGACTCGAAGTGGTCCGCCCGCTCGCTTTCGATGGCGGCGACTGATGGCCGTAGCCCCAATGTCGTGCGCGACATCATGCGTGGCAAAAGCACCAATCCGCAGCTGGAGACGATCGTCGGCCTGGCCAATGCACTGGGCAAGGACATCTCCTTCTTCATCCCGTCTTCGGCCATGTCGGTGCGCCCTGAGGCCATGCGTCAGGAGCGGCTCAAGGTCGTTGGGGCTGTGGCTGCAGGGGTCTGGCGCGAGCAGAGCGACTGGGCGGACGAGGACGTCTACGAGATTGAGGTTGGGCCTAATCCGGTTGCGGGCGGAGAGCGGTTTGCTCTGCGCATGGAGGGTCACTCCATGGATCGGATTATCCCGCCGGGATCAGATCTGGAATGCCTGAGGGTGACGTTCGGCGTGGTCGATCCCCAGCCTGGCGACATCGTCATCGTCCAACGCAATCGCCATGAGCTGCAGGAACTGACCTGCAAGCGCCTGGACTTCGACGGCCAGAACTGGGTGCTGCGCGCCGAGTCGACCCGGCCCGAGTTCCAGGACCCCATCGTCATTGGCCGGCCCGACGACGGACATTTCGGCGATGATGAGACGGCCGTGATCGCCATCGTGCTGCGCTCGCACCAGACCCTCTACAAGCGCAGGCGCTGACCACCGCGCCCAGGCGCACGAACTGTCCCGCATATTGCGTTGACTGGGGACTGGTCCCGCTCTAACCTTGCATCACCCCCTCAGGAAGCCTGCGGGCCTGCCGGGTCACGCCAGACCTTTGCCGGCGTCACACCTTCCGAGACAGCATGCAGGACAGCGGGACAGCAGGATGAGCCGGAGAAGTGGCATCGCGCCGGAACTGATCTCGACGGACGAGCGGCTGTCCGAGTTGGGTCGGATACTGGCGGCCGGCGTTCTGCGGATGCGCGGACAGTCCAGCAGTTTCTCTGACAACGCAGGAGATAGTTCACTCGCATTCCTGCCCACCAGGAGCGGTGGTGTCCCCCGGGCAGAGGCCCGAGTTGGAGGACAGTAATGCAAACAGAATGCGCAAGATCGGCAGCGCGACCCGAAGGTCAGCTGCTGGGGCGGCTCGCCGCCATGAAGGCCATGTCGGTGGTTGAACTGAAGGCGGAGTGGCAGAGCCTTATCGGCACGCCAGCGCCGAATAACAGCCGGCAGTTTCTGGAACATCGGCTCGCCTACAGGATTCAGGAGCTGGCCCTCGGTGGGCTCGGCGGGCCAGCGGCCAAGCTGCTCGACGCCCTGGCCGATGAGGTCGAGGGCAAGAAGGTCCGGCGCACGGTGATAAGCGATCCCCGCAACCCGGTCATCGGTACCCGGCTGGTGCGGGAATGGGATGGGGCCGAGCACGTGATCACCGTGCTTAAGGACGGGTTCGACTGGCAGGGACGCCGCTACAAGTCCCTGTCGTCCATCGCCCGGGACATCACCGGCACCCGCTGGAACGGCTACCGTTTCTTTGGCTTGCGCGACATCAAGAGGGGCGAGCGATGATGACCGTCAACACCCCGATGCGCCGCCTGCGCTGCGCGGTCTACACCCGCAAGAGCTCCGAGGAGGGGCTCGACATGGAGTTCAACAGCCTCGACGCCCAGCGCGAGGCCTGCGAGGCCTATATCACCAGCCAGAAGGCCGAGGGTTGGGTCCCGGTCCGCGACCGCTACGATGACGGCGGCTTCTCAGGCGGCACCCTTGAACGGCCGGGCCTGAAGAACCTGCTGGCCGACATTGAGGCCGGGCTGGTCGACGTGATCGTGGTCTACAAGATCGACCGCCTGTCACGCTCGCTGATGGACTTCTCGCGGCTGGTGGAGGTGTTCGACCGGCATGGGGTGACCTTCGTCTCGATCACCCAGTCGTTCAACACCACCACCTCGATGGGCCGGCTGACGCTGAACATCCTGCTGTCGTTCGCCCAGTTCGAGCGTGAGGTCACCGGCGAACGCATCCGCGACAAGATCGCGGCCTCGCGGCGCAAGGGCATGTGGATGGGCGGGTTCGTGCCGATGGGCTACGACGTCGTTGACCGCAAGCTGATCATCAATGAGACCGAGGCACGGGCCATCAAAGGGATGTTTGAGCGGTTCGTCGAGCTGGGATCGGCTACGCTGCTGACCCGGGAACTGGTCGCCGCAGGCGCGCTGAACAAGCGCGGCAAGCCCATCGACAAGGGCTTCCTCTACAAGGCCCTGAACAACCGGGTCTATCTCGGTGAGGCCGTCCACAAGGGCACCAGCTATCCCGGCGAGCATCAGGCCATCATCGACCAGGCCCTCTGGGACAAGGTCAGGTCGGTGCTGACGCAAAGCCCACGCACCCGGGCAGGAAACACCAGGGCCAAGACGCCTGCGCTGCTGAAGGGTCTGATATTCACGGAGAAGGGCATCGCGATGACGCCGACCGTGTCGAAGAAGGGCAGCCGCCTTTATCGCTACTACACCTCGATGGACGCGATCCGGAACCGTGCGGGTGAGAACACCGAAACCTTCGTTCGGCTGCCGGCGGGAATGGTGGAGACCGCGGTCGTCCAGCAGATCCGGACCCTTCTGCTGACGCCTGAGGTCACGGCCCGGGCGATCGAGGCCGCGCAGCGCGAATGCCCCGAGATAGAACAGCCCGATGTGGTGGCGGCCCTGACGGGCTTTGACGCCTTGTGGGAGTCCCTGTTCCCGGCTGAGCAGGCGCGCATCGCACGGCTGCTGGTCGAGCGCGTCACGGTCGGCAGCGACGGCATGGCCGTCGATCTGCGCACCGAGGGGCTTGGGTCGGTGGTCAGGGAGATGGTGACGCCGCGCCGGGAGATGGCGGCATGAGCGTCGCGCCCACCACAATCCGTGTCATCATCCCGCTGGCCATCCGCAAGCGTAACGGCCGGCCCAAGATCATGCCGCCGTCAAATCCGGTGGAGGCCAATGAGGCCGCCGTGGAGGCCCATGTGCTGCGCGCCGTCGCCAAGGCATGGAGTTGGCGGCGCAAGCTGGATGCCGGAAAGGCGAGCACCAATCTCGACCTGGCCCACGCCGAAGATGTCTCCGACCGCTATATCGGCCGGATGATCAAGCTGGCCTATCTGGCTCCGGCTGTTCTCGAGAAACTGCTGCTGCAGCGGTGCCCATTGGCGGTGTCGCTCAAGGACCTGACGGCCATCGCCGACCTGCCGTGGGCAGAGCAGGTTGCTGCCGCCTTCGGCTCCTCAGGATCGCAATGATCAAGTCCTGACATTCTGGTCTCGCCAGCAATCGAAGCAAGATCGGTCACCGGCAGAGTGAATGGCAGCCTCATGGTCGAAATGTGGACGACGGATCTCAACACAAGGAAGATAATCTGAGCATTGACGTGAGTGAACGGGATCGACAGTCAACCTCCAGAAGGCCATAAAATTGACAAGCGGGCGCAGCGTTCAAGCGATCAACGCGAAGGCTCAATCCAATAAGTCAGGGCATGGCGTGTCACCGCATTTCTCCGATAAGTTGCTCAAGGCCGTAAATGACTGGCAAGCTGGCTCGGTCGGAAAGACAAAAAAAGCCAAGAAGATAATTGAAATCCTAAGGGCCTCGCCAGTCGAAGACCACCTTACTCAGTGCGCCGACCCATGCTTTCGGCGTTCGGTGCTAGCCAAGGAAGCCGTCTCGAACCTCTACTTTAACTTCAAAATCCCCGAGGAAACCTCGTCGTGGACATTGCGCGCGAGCGTTGCCGAGAAGTTTAAGGGCGGACCGCCAAAGGCGCAGAGTGGTCAGCCCCATCGTCCTGGGGTGATCTTCAAGCATGTACCCACACCCAGCGAGGTGGTGCTAAACCTTGAAAACCTCTATTGCCACGAAGCGTTCTGGCCGTCGGTCGATCACTGGACCTCACAGGGCGTCGACCTCTCAAGCGGCATTCGGAAGTTCCGGGGAAGCCAGCACGAAGTCATCCTCACGGTCGATGCGGTCCCCCACAACGAGATTTATGCCTTTGGCGGCGATGCGACGCTCCAGTTCCAGGGCGATGGTGTCGGCGGCCTCCCGATGATTGGCGAGGCCGACCCAGACCCGACTGTCGTTGAGCAAAATTTCAGCCAATTCGGTCTGGCGCCGCGACGGTGGGTTAAAGGTGAAGGGGTCTGGCGGGTCTACACAAACTGGATCGAAAAAGCGGATCAGAAGATGCTGGCGCTGCTTGGACCCCCACCTCAGGTTCTCTAACTGCACATTCGAAGGAGTTTCTCCGACGAACTGCCGAGCCAGCTTATCGGCCAAATACCTGTAAAGCATAGCTATTTGAAATCCGAACGACCGGCGGTGAGGTTCGGGTGATCAGAGACAAATTGCGTTCAGAGACCGCTTTGGACAGGTCCCTGGGTCTCCGGGGTTCGGACGGCATCTGGAAAATGGCGCGATTACTGGGGGCTTTGCGCCCCTGCGGTCGCCCGATTACGGGTTCGCGACAGGGGAGTGGCGGACAGAGTGGGATTCGAACCCACGGTAAGCTTTCACCTACGACGGTTTTCAAGACCGTTGCCTTAAACCACTCGGCCATCTGTCCAGTCGCGGGCCTAATGCGTGGGGGC